TCTACATTCCACTCATTAGTTTGCACTTTCCATTTAGGAATCTCATCTTTCACGGTAAAAGAAGGTAGATTCCAAATTATTCTGTTATTAGGTTGTGCTGCATAATTACCATCATCTAAGGCCATTATGTGAGCGCACTTGTGTTCGTGCGGTATTTCTGAATGTTCAGTGTCAAGTATATTACTTTCTGGGTGTGCAAAGTCAACTGTAAATAAATATTTACCGTGATGCCATTTTTTATCTTTGCCTATGTATTTTCCTGATGTGCCTTGTATTATATCCCAAGAAGTAACAGCAGGATAGTAACTAAAACAATTCCAGAGCTGAAGTTCATCAAGTCTTCGTGTGGGTACATCTTTGGGTTCAAATCCTCTTTGAATAAACGCTGTAATAGGTAATCTATAAAAGATCGCACCATTTTCCATAATAGCATGGAATAAAAGAGCGCTACCTGCAATAGAGCTAACACCAAAGATAATGCAGTCTTCAACTTCTCCATGATGTTTTTTGCAGTCATAAAGATATTCTCTCCTTATCTGAGCGTAAGTTGCTGGTATATTTGAATTTAAGTATGCCATAATAAAACCTCATTTTATCTCTCCCCAGTTTTTACCGGACTCATAATCTACCTTGTTTGGTATCTCTAAGTCAACTGCGTTTTCCATAATATCTTTTATTTTCGCAGCCTCGAGAGTATTAATAACTGATATATCAAGTTCATCATGTATTTGTATATGCGGTGTAATACCCTCTTTGTGCAATTCTATCATTGATTTTTTAGTCATATCAGCAGCTGATCCTTGTATTAATCTATTCAAAGCTTTGTAAGTATAAGCACGCTTGATGCTTGCTCCATATTCCTGCCTCGCTTGATCAAAGGGTAAAGCTTTATGTACACCAAAATGATTTGGCTCCCACAAATGAAACCTGCATAATCTACCTAATAGTGTACGAATCTGACCACGTTGTTGTGCTCTATTAGATACCGAGTTCATCAAAGTTTTTACAAACGGAACCCTATCATGATAAATTTTAAATAACTCCTCAGCTTTATTTTTTGATACACCTANCTCTGCTTGTAGNTTTGCTTTACCCATGCCATAAAATAATCCAAGATTAATTGTTTTAGCTTGAGATCTTGGTATGTCTGCCATCTTTGCTACAATGGTGTGAAAGTCCGCGTCACCATCTTCATAAGAATCTTTAACACCAAAGACGCTTGTGTCTTGATCAAGGGATGCGTAGTGAACTACAAGTCTTGGTTCTTGTTGACTATAGTCAAAGCATCCCCACTCGCAACTAGACTCAGGTATAAAGAGGGATCGGATCAATGGACCTAAGTCTTTGTTACGAGAAGGAATCTGTTGTAAATTAGGATTAGAATAACTAAATCTACCAGTGACAGTGCCCCCAGTATCTGATCTAATCTGATTAATATCTGCGTGTATTCTACCATTATGTTCATGTTTTATAATGGTATCTATAAATGTTGTATGTGCCTTGTTAATCTCTCTAGCTTTTGATATACATTGTACTAAAGGATGNTTATGTGTAGAGAGAAAGTTTTTTGTAAATGAAGGAGCCTGGGTTTTTAGTGTTCGCTCGTAAGGTAAGTTTAATTTGTCAAAAACTTTGGCAATTGATCTTGCAGCCCATATTTGGGTATCTATTCCTGTTTCTTTTTCTACTTTTAACAGGAGCTCTTTTTCTTTTGATGCTAGTTGGTTCTTCATTGTATGAGCTTTTTCAACGTCCACTCTCACCCCAAGAAATCGCATATCAACCAAACAAGGAAACAGATCTGTCTCAAGATTAAATATTGATTCTAAATCTTGATCTAATATTTCTTTCTGCATAACTTTCCATAAACCTAAAGTTAACTCTGCATCGCGTTCAGCATAATTACCAACATACATCGCAGGCAGTCTCCACATATCAGCTTTTGGATCAACACCCCATTCTTTTGCAGCGTTGNTTAACTCTGTTTCATTTTTACCATGACCTAAATAATCCCAACCCAAAGATCCAAGATCATATCTAAATCTATTTTCATTTACTAATGATGCAGCAATCATAGTATCAACAATCTGTCCGTTGATTTGTATACCCATAGATCTAATCCAACAAACATCATACATTGCATTGTGAAAAATTTTTGTTGAAGTTGTTTTACAAATATCTGTAAACCATTGAATTACTTTACTTTTTTCTAGGTTACCACCACCCTCATGATCAAACGGAAAGTACCCTGAGTAGCCATCTGTTGCAACTGCAATACCAACAACTTTACCTTTACCAACAACAGAACCTGATCCCATAGTTTTTAATTCTGGATCGTGTGTTTCTAAATCAATTGCAATCTCTTCACAAAATCTTAAATCAGGAAATTCTGTTGGTTTAACCCATTCTGTTTGTGCATTAAATATCATGAGTAATCTCTTTCTAATATCATTTCTAAATAATGTATTGCTTTTTTTATATCTTCTTCTTTCCCTTTTGACTGATGTCGACAGATATACTTTATAGCATTCCCCTCTGCAAAAAGCAACTTGTTCTCATTTATAAACTCTGCTGGTTGAATCTTCATTGAGTGATAATGTTTACCGCCTACCTGTTCTTGTAATGATTTATATACTGATCCCTTAAATATTTCTTTGTTTGTCATATTTTAAACTCCTTTGATTTATTTTGTGATTTAATTAAATATAAATTTTTCATACTTCTTGTTATACCTACATACCAAACTCTATACTCTTCATCTTGTTTAGCTGTAGATTTTTTTGCACCCTTTAGTGTGTTTGATGTATGATTTAAAAACAATATTACGTTTGTTGCCTCACCACCTTTAGCTCCGTGTATTGTTGATACTTTTATTCTTGCTTCTTTTGTTGGATCTTCTCCATTCAATAATAATAATTGCATGTAGGTTATTTGACTATCTGATAACTTATCAAATGCATCATACCATTTAAGAGATAGATTCATTGTTCCTTTCATTCTTTCTTTTATTCTTTGTATTTGTATATCAGGTATTGTTATTTTTTTCTGTAATGAGGACCAATGTTGAATATCCTCGTACAAACTTTTACCAATACTGTTGCCTTGTGCTGTATTAAAAAATAAACCTTTCTTTTTTAAATATGTTGGCACAGATTTTAATAATGATTTTGTTCTAGTTAATATCAACCAATCTCCTGTTGACATATCTATGTCTGACAATCTATATCTTTCAAAAATTTCTCCAGTTTCAGACTTTGGAAAATATTCTTTGTCAATCCTATTTTCTTCTATTCTAGTAATGACATTTAGTGCAATTTCTTGTATAATACTTGGCACTCTTTCTGANTGTTTTAGTGGTATTTCTTTTGCATTNTANTTTATAAATGAGTCTACNTCTGCACCAGCCCAACCAAATATTGCTTGGTCATCATCACCTGCAACCCATACATCACAGTTAGTATCTTTCTCTATTTTATTTATCATAGCCCATTGTATTAATGATAAATCTTGTGCTTCATCTACAAATATTACATCAAAGTCTGGTGTAACATCTTGATCTAAAAATTTTTGTATCATGTCTGTAAAGTCAATTAAACCATACACATCTTTGTAACTTTTAATTTCTTTTTCAATAGCATCTAATTTATCTCTTTCTATTTTAGATAGATGTTCGTTAAGATCTAATTGATCCATCACAGATATTTGTCTAACTCTAGCTAAATTTATTAAACTTAAATATTCACTGTCTGATGANAATATACCATTCCAATTATTTATTTCATATGAAGCATATTTAATTTGTATNCCACAAGTCTCACCAATAACTTTATAATTTAAATCTTGCATAACATTTTCTTCTTTGAGTCCTAAGGTATTAAAAGCTAGAGAGTGTAAAGTTTGAAAATACTTAATATCTTTTTTTGTAAGTTCTGTTTTAACTTTTAAAAATCTATCTCTTGCTTCACCTGCAGCTTTTCTTGTAAATGCAAAGTAACCTATCTTTTTTAGTGATACGCCTTTATCNACATACCTTTGCACCTCATTTAATAATCTTCTAGTCTTNCCTGTTCCTGGTGGTCCTACTACTTTATATCTCATTAATAATTACTNTTNTTTCTATCAACTGGTTTATANTCTATTTTATCTATATGTAATTGTTTTACTCTACATACTTTCATTGTTTTGCCATCTACGTTAAGAGAATGATTAAACTCTACCTCACATTTATCTTTTAATTTTTGTGCGATACGNTCCTCTGGTATTTTCCAACTTGCACCTAGATGATCTATGAAAGATGTAAATTTAAAATAGTGATNGCCATCCTCTGTTAGACAAGATCCACTATTTATTTGGATTCTATTTTTAGCTCTTGGTCCATTTACACAATATTGATATAACTCTTCTTCTAATCTATCTTCTATTTGAGTTCCTTTTGGTGGTGTTATCTTTACAGAATTTTTTCTAAAATCTGTTAGTTTAGCTCTAAAGTCTTTTGGTTTTAGTGGCTCATGATAGATACCTGTCTGCTCCCATATCAAATCAAGTAGCTCTGTTTGTTTTGTTATTAGTCGCCTGTTGCTTGCTACAACACCAGCTTTAGTTCCATCTGGTAAAGCTACATTAAATCTATATTCTGGTTCCGCATACATAATAATTTCAAAGTCTGTAATATCTGGAAACATTGTGATACTATCTGATTTAACACCAAAAGGTCTAGAGTAACAAAGACTACGCATACACTTACTATGTATTGGATCTTCGTAACAAGTATGACCTGCAGTGTCTTTTTTCCACGCAGCTATTTTTGAATCTAGTTTTGATTTATCCCAAGGTGTCTCAAGATAATTATAATTTGCATTTGCAACACTATCAGGCCATTTATCTTTATATTTCTTTTTAGCAAAGACCATGTAGTTGTACATNAACCTATCTCTGCCATCATCTAATTTTCTTTTAGAACATAAAGCCAAACATGGTGGACCATCATCAAACTCTTCGTTTGTGCCNACTAAAATATTNTTATATGTTTGATCAACTAATTTATCTAGTTCTTGTTTACCTATTCTGCTTTGATCTGCTGCTTNTAAAAATTTTTCTATATTTAATTTATTATTATCTTTATCAACTGCATATCGATTAGTGTTATCATTATTAAAATATGGTAAGTTTATAAAGTTACCTGGTTTAATCTCTCCCTTATCATCTTCTTTCAATTCTTTCTGTTTAGGAAAAACCTCTGTATCAGGATCTAATCCAAGAGGCAGTAAAAAAGATTTTAAAGCCGAGATTAGATCGACAGTCGGTATTGGTTCTTTCAAGAACAAATAACAATGTAGTCCTCCGCTTTTAGATAATAGTGGTATTAGTGGTAATTTATATTGTTGAAATAGTGCTAAATAATTTTCTATTTTAAATGTCGAATAATTTTTTGGATCAATATCTATACAACCAAATTGTGAAGTTTTATCTAATCTACATGGTTGTATACCAATGGATATCTTACCCTCTATGTGATCTTTGTAATCACCTTGTGTAATTGGTCTACCTGCCCATTCATAATTAGGTTTAAGTTTATTTTTTTGTGTATCTAATTGTGCAGAAGACATGTCTGCAATACCAAAATCACCTTGGTATCCCGTAAACAATTTTATAAATTCATCAACCATAAGATCCCGGGTCGGGGTAGCTCCACTCTCGCTTCACTACCCCTATCTCCTCTTGACAGAGTAGAATTAGTAGTTTGAGTCTTCTTTATTAGACTCAGCTTTTGCTTGACTATTTTTTAACGAGTTATGGAAATCTTTTGCCATTTGATAAATTCCAGCATCATCTACTTTCTTTACCAAATTAATATTGTATCCATGCCAAGTAAAACTACCAGAGTTTTCTACTGAATTTAATTTATAAACTCTAGAAAACATCGGTGCCGGTACAGACTTGTTAGTTTTAGGATCTATTTCAAACTGATCTTCTATCAGTGAGTTCCAACTTCTACTAACCTTTAGCTGTGTTGACTTCATAGTCATCAAAGCTTTTTCTGGTCTATCGCCTAAGATAATTACAAAGTGATTGGCTGTTTTAATAATTTCATTACCATTTGTTAACATATCTTTGTTTTTATCGTTTTGAGTTGTTTGACTCATTATGCCTGGGCCTCTATCATTATGGATAGGTCTACCTTCTTTTCTTTCAAAAGGTGCCCACTCTGGATATGTCATTTTGTAAAAGACTGGAATAACATTTATCCCTTTCTCTCCACTATACAGTTTTTTTGTAACTGTATTGTAAAACATACCTGCCTCTGCGCCTTCAACATACTTTGCATGTCTTTTTTTAGTTTCATCTGAACCTGATTGTAATAGTTTCAGAAAAGGTAATGCAAGATCTGACTTGTCTATGTTTTCAAGACCCATTCCTGAATCTGATACAAAGTCCAATGTCGCTAATGCACCACTTTGTTTTGTCGTTAAGTCTCCTGTTTCTTGACTCATGTTATTTGCTCCTAGTTATTTTTGTTTTGTTTCCCTTAAACAGATT